ATGATATCATTACACAATTGAGTACCCAGAATCATTCAGTAACCAAGGCAAAGCAATCTGCCGAAGTGCCAGCATCTGATGAACTAGAAGAGTATCTTGTTAAAACTACAGCAAGACTTATTGATACAACGTTAGATGCTGTTGATAATGTTAAAGATTATATATCATCGGCCCCTGAGAACAGAGATGTAGCTTCTCTGGCTGAGCTTATGCGTTCTGCTAACGGCGCGATTGAGACTATGCAGAAGATTCATGCTAATAAAGAGAACATTCAATCACGTAAGGATGTTAAGCAGATGGATATCGACTCGAAGAAAGAGCTTAACATGATAGACAATACAACTAAGTTAGTAATGTCAAGAGAAGATGTTCTCAAAGCTCTTACTAGTGGTGAGGAAGAAGAAGTAATAGATATTTAAATTAATCCAGTCACGGTAACTCGGCAGGAGCTTCACCTGGTGGCGTAATAGTATTTTCGTCAATTTCAATATTTATTTTTGGTAGAAGAGAACCTCCAGCACCGAGGTTATAAAAAGGATCGTCTAAACTGCCAGCGTCAATATCAGCCTGTGAGAACGGATCATCTTGTTCTGCTACTTCAATACCGTTGTTAATAATATTTTTAATTTCAGCTAGATCCCCTAAGCATATTTTAATCTCCAAAATATCTTCGATTTCAGCTTGAGATATTTTAGGAATTTCACTCCAGCCTGTATCACTAATGGAAGATTTCTCAGAATTATCCATACTTTTGTTATAGGATTTCTTTAATAGATATTGCCACGCTCCTAAAGTAAAATCAGTAATAATATCTGCTTGCGAATTGACATCGATAATTTTAAAATATAGCCAGTCGCTAGTACTACCAGCTGGTCTAACAGCAACAAACGCCTCATTAGCTATTTGATATTTAGCAATACTGGTATCTCTAATAAATTGCTTACGCTTCTTGCTAGTACTTCCTGCTGTAGCTCGGCCGAAAAAGGCAGCTAATAATCCTGCACTAACTGCAACACCATCATTGTAGATTTTTTCAGTTTGTGGTTTTAGTTGCTCCATACTTGATTCACTCAACTCATGATCCCAACCATTTGTGACAAACTGAGCAATGGTACCAGTCTCGACACCAGTCGGATCATTAAAAACTCCAGTTCTTAATGCTTCCCGTCCAGCGTCTGTTCTTGCTATCTTTGAAGGAGCGTATAGATAATTTTCACCAATGTTACCTACACCGCCAATAGTTTTAAGATCATCAGGGGTTTTATCATAAGTATCTATAAAAGCAACCTGATAATGCTTATCGATATAGGCTGCAAAAATAGTATATCGTGGGTTGCCGTTCGGTCTATGCTCTATAATATCAGATATTATAGTCTCACCATCTACGTATCTATTTACATTTTCACCTTTAACCCGGGTTTGACTATCAAGCAATGAATTATTATCTTTATAACGTTTTGTTTGTCCTACAGAATTTTCATCTGTAGAAACTCCATTAACACTACCTACTCTAGTACCAATACTTCTCTTTTTATTATCTCTCGGACTATAAGGATTATATCTGAAGCTATGCTCAAAACGTCTAAAACAACCACCCATCTCTTGCCGGACTTTTGCTAAGACGTTACTACTAGCAGCTGAGTAATCATAGTAAGATTGAAGATCTGGTGTATATCTAAATACACTAGCCGGATTTCTTAAAGATTTACCACTATTAATTGTATTATTAATCTCGGATAAATTTTCTTCTCCGGCCAATACTCTCTGCACATTTTTAAATGCTTGTGTAGATGTCTGAATAATTTCTGTATAAGCTTTACTAAATACTAATGGTATTTTTTGCGTTATTGTTTCATCTATACTATTAATCATATTACCAAATGATGCTGATAGTTGACCTACACCAAAGGTATTAGAATTATTTTTATTAGATGCTACCTGTGCTATTCTAGCTACACTATCTGAGGTTCGAGCAAATAAATTACAAGGTGAGTTTAAACAATCCAGTAAAGCTTTTTCAAATAGAGATTGAAAATCATCAGAGAACAAATTTGGAGTACTCCAACGTGCACGCATCTCTTGTATTGCAGATCCGAATATTGGGTTATGTGTTATTTTAAGTAAATAATACTCAATAGTAGATCCATCCAGTACTGAGCTATTAAGTGTAAGATCTTGTACTAGCTTAGTAGCTGAATCTAAATTACCATTAATAGCGCTGTTATAGTTTAAAGCTAAGTTAATATCTAGCTCCCAATCTGGGTTATCTACTAAATCACAAAATGGAGTGTTATACTTTAAATAATCTCTACTTATAGCTAACCCTTGCAATTTTTCATGCAGATTGTTTCCGTATATAATCATGATTGATTAGATCTAAGTTGTTCTAAAACTCTAGGAAGTGCGCCTGATTTAATATATTTGTATGTATTATTAGCTTGCGCTTTAAATATATAGTCTGGTTTGTTCAAAAGGTAAACAGACCACCATAGCTGTATTGTACCATAAAGTTCATACGATAGAGTTGTCCAGGGCTTATCACTTATTAAAGTAATTTCATCAATAAAATCATCACTAATATCATCCGGAAATGATACTTTATTTAGTGTATTATAAAAATAAAAATTACTATCTTTATTATCAACCAAATTTACATTAAAGATATTTTCATATAATTCACTTGAAAGATTATTAAGATCTTCAACTTGATTTTGTTTTGTACCGTTAATTATTGTGCTCATTAGTTACCAAATATTACTGTGTTACCTTCTAAAGATGTACTAAAATTATCTCCCAACATTGCATTACCATAATCTTTAATTAAGGAAGAAAACGTAATAGATACCTGATATGCATCAGGGACTGGTGTTTCAATTAACTTACTATTAATTGAGCCACTACCATTACCTGTAGGAACGTATACCTTTGACTTTCTAATTGTACCTTGAAACTCCACAGACATTTCACTAATGTATGCATATGGCATAGAAAATTGACCTGGTACAGAAACAGAATATATTTTAGGAGGAGGTGTTCTACCAAACGATGTCTTATAAGGTTTATTCTGAAAAGCTAAAAGCCATAGCAGTTCATAATTTTGCTGGATAGGGCTAACTGTACCTCTTCTAATAGTATTAGCAAGTGGAAAGGTAACAGTCTCTGAGCGACCTTTAGGTTCTTGAAAGTACATAGGCTTTTCAATATACACCCCAGGTTGTGCAATATTAACTGCATCGGAAATAGTATTGACAGTTTTCATACCCGATTCAATAAACTGAGAAATCTTATTTTCACCACCAGTCTCGTCCCATTCCCCTGTAGTTATAGTTGGACTTCCGTAAATTGGTAATCTATATTGGAATCCAGTTGGGCGTGTAAAATAAATACCTTCTAACGATTTAAGATTGTTTTGACTAAGTAAAGCTCTATCGGAATCAGTACCACTAGTTCGGGCTTGAAATCCATCTAACAAACTACCAGCCCCTTCTAAGGCTTTTTTTGTTGCGTCAGCCGCATTAATTTTTTTAAGAGTACTTTGAATATAATCGCTTTCTTTAAAAGCTTTAATAACATTTGCTGAAGCGTTGAGATAATATAGAGCTCCACTTATTAATGAGCTTAATAATTGCTCCCGCTCGGTAAGAAAAATACATGGTACTTTATTAAGAGCTGCTTGTGAAGATGTGGGTCCTGCATACCAACTAAAGTCATTTACAACATCTATTACCTTTCTATTAGGTTTAAGTATAGGCTTATTGTCTGTATCTGTTAGTTGTACGCTAAACTTTTTTAATATTTTGTTAACGTCTGTACCTACCTGTGTGCCGGTACTAACAAGATCTGTTCCTTCTTGAAAGCGTGAACCTCCTTGGGTGTTAATTAAAACTGTGCTCATTATGCGTAGAATTCTGTTGTTAGTTTGTTAGAGGAAAATTGTATATCTGTAGGACCAGTTTTTCCAGATTGTGATACTAATGCATTAATACCATTACGAATAGATATCAATACTGATAGCTGATTTTTATTAATATCACTTATTGTAGACATTGTTTTAGAGTTACCATCAAGCATCTTATCGATAGGACCACCAGTCTTAGCAGCAAGTATAGAATCTTCATCATCAAATGCTGTTACATTACCGTTTTTAGAAATATAACCATCTTTAATATTATTACCGAATTTTTTAGCCACTTCTGCATCCAGCTGTTTTTTGATAGCTGCTTCATCTTCTTCCTGAAATAATTCCCCGCTAAGATATTTCTCACGATCACGCTTCACTTGTGCAGCTCGAGCCATCTGCTTCTTAGCATTAGCTGCAGCTCTTGCACGCTCGGCCGTAGGTAGCAATTCAACACGCTCTGGTTTCGCCCAATCTGGAAGCCAATCCCAAATCTTATCAGAGGCTTTCTGGAGAGCATCGTCTATCACCCCTAACGCACCATAGAAGACTTCCCTAAAGTTCTCTCCAACTTTGTCAAATATATTTACTACCCATCCCCATGAGTCAGTTGCAATCTCTTTACCTTTTTGATATACGTCGTTAAGTTCGTTACCTGCTAGAGTTGTAAAAGCATCGAACGCCATTAAAAAATCTTCATTGTCACCTTGTCCGAGCATTGCTGGTATTATCTTTCCCCACGCTTTAAAACCTTTTGCAAAATCTAATGTAGCCATATGCCCAATACCAACTCCAAATTGATACAAGCCACTAAGCAATGGTACTTTACCATCCACAATGTTAGTCCAGATTTTCTCACCTAAAGCGAAAGTTTTTTCCTTCAACCAGGTTCCAAAATCTATATCTCTTTCGCCAGTATTCTCATCCTTAGGGTTATTATATTCATACATGAATTTAATCATGTCCATACCAACAGACACTGCAGTACCAATACCAGGAAATAGACCAGCAATACCAGAAGTAAGTTCCCATAGACCCTCAATTGGCTTATCCCTCTGAAATGCGTCGTATGCATATCCAAAGTTAATAAGCGAACCTACTAGAGGTAAAACTTTTAGCATTTTGATAGGTACGAGTTTCGCTAGCTTTAAAGCCATTGTAGCCAAGTGACCAGTATCTGTAACTATTGCAAGAGCAGTTCCGAGAAGACCTGCTCCAAGAAGACCCATGAGGTTTACCCCTCCACCGCCATTACCGCCATTACCGCCAGCTTGAATCGCAGCCATCTGACTAGCAGTATCACCTCCTGCCGCGGTAATCCCGCTAATTTTTTGAGCCTCAGGATCAGGATCAATAACATCTTTCATAATCCCGAATATTTTAGTATATCTAGATATCTCTTGGGTTGTAAGATTAGGATTGACTTCACCAGGTCTATTATCTTTTCTCACACTACGTTCACTCTTCGGTGCGCTCTTACTAGTAAGAGCACCCATTATTGCTGCGAATGGATTGGTAACGTCTTCAGCCACTTAATTATTTAATCAGTGGATAGGAAGCTTGCGTTAATTTCTATCATAACTTCTTGATCAAATGTAACTGCTCTGTCTGTTACCTTTTTTATACTACTAATATAATCAAGAATTTTATTGCTAAGTTTAAGAGGTAAATTATTTACAATTTCTTTACGTTCGAATGAGCTAATATCGCTAAATACAACAGTATTTTCTCCAATTTTAATACTATCAATATACTTACTCGTCTCATATGATACAACCATACCAACACTCTGCTTAAGTTTTTCGCTAGGGTCTGTGATTTTAGCTAGCTCTGCAATTAGTTTGTTATTAATAGCACTATCTATGGATAAGGTTGGTACACTTAAATCTACAGCAATTTCATCATGCGATACTGTAGATTTAAGCTTAACATCAGATTTTTTGATAGATGGTAAGTCGTCAATATCATATTCAGCATCATTAATGGTAATCTTAGATCCAACAGACTCTCTACGTAAACCTAATAGAATAGCAGGCTTATCAATAATAAGATACTCCTGATCCTCTACACTATTATCTGTAATTAAATCGTTAAAAATATTAACTCGTTTAACAACACCATCAATCCCGTCAAATGCTGAGCTGATTAGCTTCTTCTGCTGACTAACACTTGCAAGTTTGAAAGATGCCTTCTTGGCTATTGATGGAATCTTAACTGTTACTGTATTGGCATTATTAAGCTCTTGAAGACTATTCAAAAAACTTTTAACATCTGAACTCATACCAATATTTATCTCTCATTTTGATTTTGCAACTTTTTGTTTTCTGTTGCAACTCGTTCACTGTGTATATTCATTAATATTCTAGATTCTACTGGTGATAACTTAAAGAATAAATCTGAACCTGGTGTGATTGTATTTTGGAATACATATATTAAAGAGTAAAATGATTTAAGATTAGTTGAAAACAGGTTAGATATAAATTGCATAACACCGTTGCCTAGTATATTAATTTTAAGCTCTTCTACTCCAATATCCTTATTCTGTTCAATTAATGATATGTCTAAAAGATTATTTTGAATCGTTTGAATGAACTTATTAATACGCTTAAAAAGAGATGCTGGTAGATTGTCCATTACCTGTGATTGTTCCTGCTTACTCAAAGTGCTAAACTCTAAAACGTCGTCGGCTACCTTAATTGTTTTAATTGTAGATATATATAAATCATCAATATGCTCGTAATATGATATACATGGAAGATCTAATGCTATTTCTATACCCCCCTCTTCGAACTTAGTCTCTAAATCCACATAGTTTGTCTCTAACTTTTCGAGTATAGAGTTTAAATTAACGTCAACGTTTTTGCTTTCTACATTGAGAGTTATCGAATCTTCAATGTATATCATTCGTATAAAAATAAGAAGATAAAACCTATCAAAAATGTTCATATCAGGCTCTATAAAGAGCTCTTCAAATAATCTACTTAACCCTACTAAGTCATTATTTTGTGTATACTTAATAATAATAAGATAATCCTTATTATTTAACTCTTTGACTCTATACTTCTTACCTGATGGTAAGACTATTTCTACATTAAATTGCTGCATCTAATACCCCTCTAGGAGTATTTAGTTGGTAATGTTGAAAAGTAAAGCCTACACCACGAGATAATACATCACTTGCATTAAAAGTGTCGTAGCTTATTTTATCTCCTTGAACAGTATTAGGAATACAGTCATAGAAAGTATGCATTTTACGAATACCAAATTCTACTTCTTCATTTTCTCTCCGTGGCTTATTTGATTCTGCTACTTTATCTGGATAACGTATTGCTGTACGGGTATACTGTATAACATCAATATTACATTTAATATCAGGCTCAAAATCATCTTCTATTAAACCTGCATAAGAAGCAGCGACAGCCCATGGTTGAAAGAAAAATGAAAATACATCTCTATTAGTTTCTAAAAATGTAACATCTAAATTATTGTTTTCTATTCTATTACCTCCAACTAACGCAGAGCGAAATCCACCTGCTTGTGGTATACTAGTTGTACTGACATTAAATCCCTCTTGTGGAAATAATACGTTTTGGGCTAATAAAAATCCAACTTCAGTATCAGATACTCGATCAATTAATCCAGTATCAACTCTAAACGTATTTGGTCTATAAGAATTTAAATAATACTCGATTGCATCCCCAACATTGGACATCGCACCACTGCCAGTACGAGCTGAAAAGTTAATACCCCAAATATTTTTAATTGGGATATCATTCGTCCAGTCTTGATGGAGACGGAGACGCTTTCGAATATGATTAGGCATTTAGATTAACGCTCCTTTGTGTAAAAGTGGTAAGAGATAGTAGCATCAACGCTAACTGTAGCACCTGTGCCTGTAGCAATCTCATATCCAATACCACCAACAGTGCGAAGAGAAGCACCTACAAGCTTATATTCAGTGATAGGCTCGAGGTCTTTATCAAGCTGAGCAAGTTGAATGAAGAAATCATCGTCAGGAGTACCATACTCACCAGTAGATGTCTGATCATCAAAGAGAGAACGGGAAGCTGTCTCAAAGTAGTTACGAAGTGAACTCTCACCATCAAGGTAGAATGAAAGTGGATAGCCGTCAGAACCTGGATATGTTACAGCTCCTGGAACGTTCAAGTTAAGGCCCATATAAGGTACAGCAACGTTTCCAATATTACGACCAGGTAAAGATGCTGTCTTGACATAAACAAGATCACCTTCTTCGAGAGCAGGTACACCTTGAAGCTGCATCTGAGTTACACGGAAAAGAAAATCACGTGAAAAGTCTTTATCAGCAGCTGTACGATAAAAGTTTTGAATATTCTGATTTACAGGCATACTAATATTTATGCTTCCAACAGTCAGATTATAAAAAAAGAGGAGGTCTTTCGACCTCCTCCTGTAAATTTATTTAAATTTAGTAATTTAAGACCCGATAAGCTCTTCAAAGCTAGCATCTGTACGCGTAGCATAGAAGTTTACCAAGATAAACTCTGCAGTACGTACTGGCTTAAGGTAGATATCAACCACTAGCTCATTCTGATCAATAACCTCTGCTGTATTATTACGCTCATCGCAAACAATCATAAAGTCATAAAGACCATCAGCAGCTTTAACTCGCTCAAAGAACGGTGTTAATGTATTAGTAACTCTCGTTCTAGTAAACAAGGTATTGTTCTCAAAGAGGAAGAACTGCATTGTCTTCTTAGTAAGCTTCTCAAGATATAAGAATGTACGACGAACATTAATACGATCAAATGCACTCGGCTTTCTTAGCATTGTCTTCTGGCCAAAGAATACATTACCTTGATCAGCAAAGTTAGCGATTGGATTAAGATTAGCTGTATAAAGATCATCACGTTGACGTTGGTTAGGTGTAACAGCGATGTCAGAAGCATCTGTAACAATACCACGGTTGAATCCAGCCGGTGCACCCCATGGGCCAACTGCAGCATCTGTAGCTGCCATCTTAGCAGCAGCAAATCCAGATGATGGGACCCATACATTTAGTCCTGTATAATTGTCAGGTACACTCATCCAGTTAGCATATACTGCAGCATAAGACGTATTAGCTAATTCAAACTGATGTCTAAGGGCCCAGTAGATATCTGTATAGAAGTTTTTAGTAGTATCTTTCTGTACCTTACTATTTGTACCAGTTACTACTAACTGACGAATTGGATCAGCAATGAATAGAATATCACCGCGGCCACCTTCTTTAGCAGGTCCTGCGAATGTGGCAAACTTATTGAAAACATTCATATAAGCTGTACGTGCCGTAGTATCAGATAAATCACTAGATGTTCTTAACGCTTCAATTGCATCTGTTGTTTTAGTATCATCAAATCCATTAGCAGAAGCTGTCTGAGATGCGGTATCTAGATATGTCGCGATAGTACCAAGGCCAGCTTCAGCAATCATACTGATATCAAACTTACGATCGTTACGAATACGATCAAGAGCACGGTCAAGCTTGCTTGAAATACTACCAACCACTTTAGTTGTAAGATCAACGTCGCCGTAAGAACCTAATGGAACGAGATTGTCAGCATCGTTAAACTCTGTATATGGGGCTGTTGATAAACTTTGAACGAATCCCTTAGTTAAGCCAGATGCACTTACTGGGATTGTTTCTGATGTTACAGCCGCAGATAAGGTTTGAGAAAAGATACGTACCTTGTACTTAGGTGTACCATCATCTTTAAGCTGTACTCCAGCTATAGCATCTGATACATATGGATTAACTATGACATCAATATTACGTGATTTTTCTTCAATAGTATCTAAGCTGAAATTAACAGGAGCACCACCGTTTTCTGAATTACGTTGGCGATACTTACCGATAGAAGCATTATAACCTTCTTCTAAAAGGTAATCAAGTTTATTAGATTCTTTCGAAAATACAGACTGCCGTAATTTAAATACACCTACATTTAATGTATCATCAAATTCACGTCCTCCGATATCATAACCCTCAATACGATCTTCCATTACCTGTGAAAGCGATCCGTTAGCAGGATTATCGCCAAATTCTGGCGTAGCAGTAAGAGCGAACTCAAATCGTGATGCTGGTACTGTTGTAAAGTCTGATGTACCACTAGTAGGTGCGCCGGTAGTAACCGAAAATACACTCTGTATAGCTTCAAAATTCGTTGCAGGGTTTAAAAGAGTATTATCAGTTAACCCAACATAATATCCGTTAAATTGATTGTCAATAACTGATTGAGCTTTGTTAACAACAATTACTGCTGCACCGCTCAATTCACCGACAGATGATAAAGCGTTACCTAACTTCGGTTTGCTACCAAACTCAAATAATTGACCATTCTTGAGTTGTATGTATTGCTCATTAGTAATATCATACTTAACTGGCCGACCTAAGACATAAGTTCCTGTACCGGAAAGTTCAAAAGAACTTGCTTCTGCATCAGCATTTTCATCATAAACCACGGATGGGTAAGCAAGAACACTTACTTTAGAGCCAAATCCCTGACCGCTTGCCGCACCATATGGTAGACGGTTAACAAGTAGAGATCCGGAAGAGTTGAGAGCAGAGCGCGCTGTGTGATAAAAATATCTTTCTGCTGGAGTCTTTGGAGCACCGTAGATTTGTTCGAACTCAGAAATATTTCCAAGTCCGATAACTTCATCGGTAGGTCCTTCGGATGCGAATCCAGCAATATACGTAGTGGTGCCTGTTTGAGCTGTGCGAAGTGATAAATCACTCTCACGAATCTCGACACCAGGAGATTGAATTGTCCTATTAGCCATATCATTATTTATGCTTTTTTGGACAAAAATCTGCAACTATTTTAACTTAGTAGTTAATAAGTTTAGAGTGAATTTGTGAATATACAAACGTCATTGAGGAAGTAATTTCTTCAGAATTTCTATAGTTATACTGTATTTCTCCTAAAGTTACAGGAAAAGCTTTTGTATATGTAAATTCAATACGTTTATTGTTAAACTCATCTAAACCATACAATGTCATGTCAGTCTGATAGCTTTTAAAATTTTCATCTGTTACTAATCCATCAGCATCATATAACCCTTCCTTTTCATCATGCATTAAATCAAGCCATTTATAAAGTACCCAATAGTTGTTAAACCCATTGTCGATAGTAAATTCCACAGTAACTGGTGGAAATGGCTCTTTAGCATGCGTTGAGTTGTATAGATTTGAACCAGCATAAGGTATTTGTAGAGCTGGTACATCTATAGATGGTACTACAGCACCATAAACAGAAAATTGAAACGCATCTTCATTTACATTAAAAGTCTGTCTATCGGTTTTTGAATCAATCTTACGCAGAGCTGGAGGTAACGAGAAAACCAGAGTAAACTTATCAGTTCTACTCTTATTAAGAAAGGATTGATTATTTTGGTTTACAGCCATACTGTTATTTAATCTAAAGTTGTGTAAATCCTTGGTCTAATAGATCATAATAATCATCACCCATTTCTTCTTCGCCATTCGCCATACCCCAATAAACAGGGTTAAGATCAGGGCTACCTCCTGTAACTTCATTATCAGTATAGATTGAAGTTGGATCTTCAAATAATGATACTCCAAAATCTAATGGCTCAATAGTCTTAGGACGACCTGTATCATCTTTTTCAATAATCTCAAAGTATTGTTCACATATCTCGTTATCTAAAATATAGTACCCATACATTAAAGCCATAACTAAGTCATCGTGACAACCATGTCTAGCCTTCCAAGTACCGTTTGGGTAACGTACAAAATTTCGAAGCTCATCTAAAGTTTCTTCATCTCGCATAACAATTGACTTAAGATCATTCATCCAATACCGCATGTTGATAATACCACGATGCTTTGTATTGGTGTGTGCAATCATACCTTGCATACGTTTCTTTCTATGAGCGGCTTTGTTACCATATGAAACTAGCTTTGGATAGCTCATATCATATGCAAGACGGTCAACGACTTGAGCACCACAATTGTTACGCTCAACTAAAGCAAGAGGTGAGCCATAGTTACGAAGAATCTTATAAACTTTGTTACTGAACTCCATTGGAGAGATTTTATTATTACGGTATACTGCTACTTGTCTTACTTCTGCTGGATCAGTAATATCTAGCATCTGTATAATAGAGCTATCCTTTCCAACTCCTTCAGCTGTATCTACACCAGCAGCATATATTCTACCCTCCTGTGCTTCTTCCCAAACTTTATAACAACCATCATCAAGTACAACTTTAGGATCACATACTTGACGCTCCATCATTTCATATAAAGCATCATCAATCGAAGCTTCGCCTGAATTAATCCACTCACAACAAAATTCTTGACGCCAAGCCTCATCAGACCCAATCGTCTGCTTTGTGGTAGCTGCCCATGAGTCATCTCGTCCAGGTACTTCATTCCACATTATTTTTCCATGAGCCCAGCCATTTTCATCCGTTTCAGCTCCATTATAAAGTCTATAGAATAAATTCTGTGTACCGTTAGCTGTTGAACATACAAATGCTTTTGATTTTTTGGAAGATGAAATAATAGGAAAGACAGATTTCCAGAACTCATCTACTAAGTGAGGCTCAATAAATGCCATCTCATCAACTACCAGGCAGTTAACAGATTGTCCTCGAGCAGCTGTACCAGTTGTAGTTGTGATACCAATACGAGAACCATTCTCAAGAGTCATTGATGTTTTTGCATATTCTTTAACTGGTGGCTTAAGCCAGTTAGGTAGCTCTTCATATGCCATTCTAACTCGGGAAAAAATCTCAATAGCAGTTGCCTCTTTGTTCGCAACAAGAAGGATGCGTTGATCTTTTTGGAAGCAAGCTTGCCATAGTAGATAGATTGTCATTAGAGTCGACTTACCAATCTGACGAGAAGCTAAAAGAATATAAAATCGATTGTCTCTCATACATCTTAATGCTTTTTTCTGAGCAGGATACAGCTTAATTTTTTCTCTACCTGCATCTAAATTAACAATATAAAAAAAGTTTTCAGCAAAGTATAAAATATTTTTCTGAGCTTTCTTGAGAGATTTAATTTTATCTGGAGTATATTCTCCTTGCCAGTTACGATTAGGTAAATTATCATTACCCATATAGAACATACCTGTATCTTTTTTTGACATAGACTATGCTTATTTAATCGGTTATTTTTATTTTACAACTATTCCTAGTTTTTACCACCAACTGACATAAATATTAGCATGGCTAAAACAAAAGACCTTAAGGATCTCGGTGAGGTATATGGTAACCTCGGTAAAGAGGCTACTGTTGTTGCCGAGAATTTAGAATCCCAAACAGTTGGTGATAAGACTGCCAATGTTGGCGATGCAGATATTCAACCTGGTGGCCCAACGGCAGAAGGTGGTTTTGAAGAATCGGAAGTTGATATTAAAAAGGTAGGTGATGATAATCCTTATAATGTAAAAGGATTGTCCTACGGGGATGACAACTGCCCCACCCTTGAGACAGATCAACCGGAAGAGCAAGAAGCTGGAGAAAAGAAAGATGATCCAGAAAGTTCAACTGAAGAAGAGGATGAGGAAGAAAGTTCAATAGAAGTACTTGAAATTGCGCGGGAGGGACTAAATAAATATATGGCCAATAAATCTATTTTTGATGAACTCTATGCCAAAGTCATTAGCGAAGACTTCGGAATGGAAGAAGTTGATGACCTTGATGCACTCGGTATTGAAGATGCAACTCCAGATGAGGAGCTTGCTGACGAAGAAGGTGATGACATTGAAGGTGAAGTAACAATTACACTTGATAAAGAACTCGCAAAAGCACTCCACGATGTCCTTATGGCAGCCATGGGTGAGGATGACGACGCTGATGAAGCTGATGACGACGTTGATGAAGTTGAAGCTGAGGTTGAATCTGAAGACAGTGAGGGATTCGTATATGACAATGAAGAGGATAACGAAGGTGAACCAACAGCTTTTAACACACATTACAATGATGGTAAGAGTAATAAAGTTGGTAACACTGGAGACGGCTTCGGACAACCTAAAGTTCAGCCAATGAACAAAGTACATCACAAGCCTGCTGCTGGACCTTCTGACAAAGGTGGCGAGCCTAAGTCTCATTCCGGAAGCTATAATGATGGAAAGAGTAATAAAGTTGGTAACGTAGGTGATGGCTTCGGTCAGCCTAAAGTCCAGCCTATGAACAAATCTGTTAAAGCATAATTAACTTAAACATATAACTTAAGAGACTCGTGCAAAGCACGAGTCTTTTTTTGTATATTGATACAACTAGCATAAATATATACATGCAGACATTCAAGGAATACTATCAGGGTAATCATATGATGCATGCTAATGCTACATCCGTACGCAAAGGTGGTAAAAGTATTATGCGCTCTGGTCGTAAACATGAGAACTTAACTAGAAAAGAGTATAAGCATAAATGCCCTCATGTTAAAAACCTTATAAATGGCGGGGCTGGGTCAATTAATTTACTAGGGCAGCCACTTATGAATTCTCTTCAAATGTATGGTATGGAGTTTGAACCAGGTACTGTAAAAGGTATAGGCAACTCTGATGTAGAAATCGAAATGTTTGAAAACGAAGAAGGGCAGCCTCAAGCTATCCTTCGTAGAAAAAATAAATAATGGCTTGTAACACAAACAGATTAAATTGTACCCCGGAAGAGGTTATGATGGCTGCAAGTATGCCTTGCGGTGAATTTGTGAATGCAAATAATTTACAAGCTGAACAGCTAGTGTATGACTTAGCTTATCGTGATCTAATTAATAATCATGGTATCAATATAGATTACTATATTAAGCCGTTTAGTTTATCAGCTGCAAATATGTTGTATGGCGAAGAACCTACATCTGTTTTTGAAGCTGCATCAGGCATGCAAATGTTTGTCGAACTATCACAAGATGCATTAGCTCTTACTCAGTTTGGATTTGATCCTGGTGATGAATTCACAGGCTATATTCACATAGAAACTTTCCGTAGTGTGATGAGTGCTAGCAACTCATATAATAATTTACAAGAGGTTGAGCCTAAGTCAGGTGACCTAGTTGAAATAACAGGGTTAGGTTGCGACAGGCCAGGTGGTCGTTCAGCAAACATTTACGAGATTACAGAGCGAAGAGATGAAGATGTTTCAGCGATCAACCCGATTTTAGGTCACTACGTATATCGCATTAGGGCAAAGCGATTCGATTATTCGTTCGAACCGAATGCACCGCAGGAATCTAAGAACGAGCAAGTATATGATGACTCGCAATTCGGTACTCTCAGTACAAATATTAGCGCAGACAGTGTATCAGATGCTAAGACATATGATTGGGACATTGATGAAGATTCTCAGCAGAATGTCTATGATATGGATGTAAATGACAATAGCATTTACGGTGATTATTATTAATAAAAAAAGCCGGTGAGTCCATATATGGACTCACCGGCTTAATTGGTTTGTGTTATTCTTCGACTGTTTCTTCTTCCGCAGCTTCAGGCTCAGTCCATTGGTCTTTAGCTTGCTCTTGTAGTTTATTAAAAATAACAGTAGCGGCTTCAGCAACCTGAAGACCTTGCGATTTTACTGCTATATCAATAAGCCTAAAAAGGGCACCAGTTTCATTTTCTGTCAACGATAATTTAATTTCATTCATGGGTTTATATAATTAGTTATTTGTTTTCTTGCGATTTTTTTTGTTTGCTGCTCGTTTAGCCGCACTAGGAGGAGTCTCTACAAATTGTTGTATGTTAGATTGAGGAGCAGATGTAGTAGGTTTATCTGCTGTTTGAATAGGTTGTAGGAGTGATTTAACAATACTATCGACATCAAACATCTGATTCACATCATTATATGGACACTCATGACCTGCTCCAGTAAAATTATAATCATACAAATACGAATCAATAGTACCTTCTGGAAATTGTACAGGCGCTTTAATATTTGTATGTAAATCATAACCAAATAATTCTGGTTGGGTACCTACCCAAACAACAGTTGCTGGTCTGTTCATAGCAGCTGCTGCATGCTGGAACGATGAATCAACAAATAAGCAACGATCTGCGATCCGAATCATATTAAAAAGAGTCTTCTTTGGTACAACCTTTTCATATCTAATAACATTATTAAGCTTATGGTGAAAATCATAGCAAACATGAATAATTTGATACTGCTCTTGTAGCTTATCGACAATGTGTTGAGCCACCTCCGGATGAATATCCCGAGTCCAAGAGTAGTTATCTGCCTGATGATCTTTACCTGGACCTCCAAACGGCTGGAAGAGTAGTATGGGCTTTGTCTTTTGAATCTTAGCTAACTCCGGATCAACATAATTAGCTTCGCGCATATTCATAGGTAGATTAGGCGCTTCTCCTTTATAATCGATACCAATCATCTTACACCAAGTAAGAATAAGATGTTTCTGCTTTTTAATATGGCTTGTTTCTTTATAAGGCTCCTGCGAGAATACAACAGTATCTTTAGCATATATATAATCTTCGTAAAAATACGGTACATTACCTAGTCTATATACACGTTCTACATCTTTATTACCTAGATAGATTTCCGGCCAAGCACACACAACAATAACTTTAGTTGTTGGGTGATTATTTTTATATGCTTTTACTACCGCAGTAGAGCATATATGCTTACCGATACCTCCTTCAATATTAAAGACTGCAAATTCTGGACTTTGGTCGCTCATTACATAATAATTTATATTATACTAAGCGAAAGTCAACTACATTTAGGTAGAGATTTTTAAAGTACCGCTATCATTCCATACAACACCAACAACACCTGGATCAGAGGTTGGTAATGTCTTAAGAAATAAACTCTGGGCATGAAGCATTTCTGCGCTTACTGATGCAACCTGTGAACCTCCCGCTATGACAGCTCTGCAATGACTAATATTATTACAGTTACCACCTACCGCTGCACCTTCTACCCCTGTACTTGTAATGACATTATCATCACCCCCACCTATAAATGAAAAATTAGCACTAGTATCATTATTGTTACCTCCTGCTACAGCTGAACCACCACCTATAGCATCGTTATAATATCCACCTAATGTGCCAGAATAAGCTCCACAAGCATTTGTATTAAATCCTGACTTGAGTCTGTTAAATGATTGAGTACCAGTAAATGTATTATTTTGATCTATTTGAGCAAAATCAGCAGATGTTGTTTGATAAGAAGAATATACACTGTCCCAAGTAGCACTTGAAGATTGCACTGTAGTGTAAACTCCTGAAGTAGAAGCATATAAAGTTTTAGCAACGAACGAGTTACTTAAAACATCCCCAATATTATCTACTGTTGCTACTTTTGTACTGGAGCTTTGAACTAATGCAAACTGTTCTGTTCCAGCTAATGGTGTAGTTGCTGCTGGGAGATCACTAATTTTAATACCGGCCATATCATTATTTATGTCAAAGGTAGTTGATTAATAAGAACTTCATTATAATATATTTGTAGTAATGAAAGCTCCTATCACATTTAGAGAAGAAGACCATACTTATACTCATAATGAGACAGGTGAAAGGTTTACGTCTGTTACAACTCTACTAGGTAAGTATAAAAAGCCTTTTGATTCTGAGGGTGCAGCAACTAGAGTAGCGAAACGAGAGGGTGTTACGAAAGAGATGATCCTTGAAATGTGGGAGAAAGAGAAGAATAGAGCTTGTGATAGAGGTACAGAAATTCATAAACTTTTAGAGGATTACATTACTGTTGGGGAGGAAGCAGAGGATTGGGGTTGGTTGTATAAAAGTTATGATAAATCCCGTGAGTGGAATATAGATAAATTTGATAGAGTTCTATGTGAGCAGTTAGTATGGAGTGAAGATTTTAAAGTATCAGGTCTTGCTGATTTAATCTATGAACATAAAGATGGTACGTTTACAGTTGGAGATTTCAAGACGAATAAGCGGTATAGATTTGGATCAGATTTTGGAGAGTGGATGCTCGAACCCCTAGATCATTTATCAGTGTGTGAACATTCTACTTATACTATGCAACTGTCGTTATATGCGTATTTATATGAGCAGATGACCGGTAAAAAATGTCGTAAGCTTGTTATTTATTATCTAAATAAAGATAAATTTGTAGCATATCATGGTAATTATATGAAAGCGGAAGTAAAAGAATTGCTAAAACACTTTTTTACAATGGTTAATTAAAATTTATTAAATAAATAGTTTTTATAAACCATGAAAAAAACAACAATCATTTTTAAACTAGAAAAATGTGTAGACAAATCCTTAGAAGCATTGTATGATGCACGTGATCTATTAGAGGAAGTAGAAGATATAGAACTAGATCAATTAATGAATGAAATTGTTGAAGAGCTGGAATGTGATATTGCAGATAGAGTGCACATACTACGAGAACGAATAGATAAAATATTTGAATAATGAGAAAAAAAGTACTTATACTAGGAAGAGGTTATGTTGGTAGTTATGTATTAGCAAACATGGCAAAAAATCCCGGAATTGATATTGATGTCTTTTCTAAGGCAGAATACGATTACACAGATGAATATTATCTACGGGATTTAAT